TGGTTGCCCCCGTCTTAGGCTCAAAAGCTGCGATCAGTTTCAGCGCCTCCAACAAATCCGGTGCGGCAGCGATTAGACGGGTATCCGCGTCAAGCTGCTCGTCGTCGTAGCAGTTGGGAGGCCCCATATCGCATACAACAACGGCAAAAGCATAATCCTCAGAGCCGATGACCTTCCAGCCACTTACGACATTCCCACACTCATCATTGCCCTCAATGCTGATTTCTAGGTCATCCGGTGCGACCAACCACGGCCCCGGCGTATATTCCTGCGCCATCAGAATACCTCCCGCATCTGCATCGCCTTGGCGTGCGCTTCTTCCTCGGTGGGTGCGTCGGTCCACGGCCGAACCACGATGTCGCGGACGAACTCAATCGGCACTGGCACAGCCTTCACGAGCGGGATGCGACAAAGCGCGGCCCATGCGTCGCGGAAGTCCTTGCGATGATGCGGGGATGCCGCGACGCCCGAGCGCTTCAGTTCGTGGTCGACCTCGACGTCTGTCATCTCGCCGCGTGCGTACATGGTACCATCGCGAACCTCGACCAGCGGCAGCGCGCCGCCCATGAACAGGGTCCATTCGATCGCTTGCCGGTCTGTTGGGCACTTGGCGTCATTCCAGAGCTCGGCACACTTCCGCGCCGTCCGGTATTCTTCCGCGTCGTAGGACATGCGGTCGAAGTTGTGGGGGGCGGCGGTCACGCGACCCTCCAAACACGAATGCCGCCGTCCATCTTGCGGGTGATGAACCTACGGTCATTTCGTTTGCCGAAATAACTGACTGCCGGATGCACCTTCTCTTTTGGCGTATCAGTCCAAAAGCTGTCGCCAATTTCCATGGCTCGCAGAGGGTAAGTGGTCTTCCTGTCAAAGCCATCCGCAGGGATTGGGATATTTTTTTCGACTTCCCCAACGTTCGCCATCTTCGCCTCCATCCCCGCCGGCTTGGCGGGCTTCGTTGGAGAATGATGTACGACTTTCGCACTCTTATGTCAAACGACTTTCGTACATCCGCAGCGAATAATTTTGTGCCGTACGCGCCCGAGAGCCCGCCGGTTGCAGCTTCGATTGACGATAGACTTTAGGCTATCCCCTTGCGAGGTAGGCTAAATTAGTTCAAGCTTGGAACAAATGGCGAACCCACGAGGATCGCTCTATCTGTTTGGAGAATCATCTGTATGGGACGGCTGCTAACGCGCACTGCCCTCACAATAGGCGATGACTTAAACCTTACCCGCGCCCTGATCGATTGCCTTGGGCGCGCAGACCAAGGAAAAATCCCTGAACCTGGCTCTCGCTTTCCCTCAACGGACGCTCGGACGCGAACTCTGAAAACGCTTGCACGTCTTGAGCGATATCTTCGACCAGCGCATCGTCCGTTGTGGACGGAACACCAAGGCGTGATGCCACATACTGAACGACCAGCCTTGCGACTGGTAGGCTCAGAGGGATAGCTTTCGTCGCGGTGACAGGCTCTTCTAGGCTGAAGTGACGGATCAACAACATGGCTTCGTCATAGCCTAGCGACCGCGGCTTGCCTGTCTTTGCGGCCGGGTTGTACAGCTTCGTCGCGTTTGGCGTAGCCACACCAAGAACCTTGGCGATCTCGGCGTGCTTGACGCCGCGCTCCTTCAGCTTGGCTAATATGTCGGCTGCTGTTTCCACGGCAGTCCCGTAACATTCCGCTGCGTCAACGCGCATAAGGAATGTCGTACAGGCGCTTGCGTTGCGTGTACGAAAGTCGTATCTAGTCTGCATGGCTAGTGTCACCGCAATGATTGAACGGCTGGGTGGGGTGCGGAAGACCGCGTCTGCGCTCGGCATCGCCCCAACCACCGTCCAGCATTGGAAAATCCACGACCGGGTGCCGCCTTGGCGCTCCGATGCTTTGCGCGCGGCTTACACCCACAAGGTGTCAGCGGAGGCGTCGGCATGACCGCGCTCGACTGGTCCGCCGTCATGTCTCGCCCGGACATGGCGCAATGCGAAAAAGCAGAGCGCTGGGCCACTCACTGCCGAGAGCGTGGAATTAAGCCTGATCCGAAAGCCTACGACGTTCCCGGCCACGACTGGCGTGAAGTCGACAGCATGTTCACCAACGAGTTTCATACCGAAGTTCGTTGCAAGCTTTGCGGCGTGACCGGCGAACGTGATGAGCGTGATGGCTCCGTTTTCTGGCCTGCCACATGACCGCCGTTCTTCTCTCGCTCGCCTTCCTCAGCGCTGCGGCGTGCGTCGTCGTGCTGACGCTGGCAGCCATTCGCCTCGCCGATAGCATCGACCGCGACACCCAATCTCGCCGCCCGCGCAACTTCACGCAGGGCGCGGTGCAGCAAGATGCCGATCGGGAGCGGGTCTGGGGCATTCAGTCTTTCCATAAACTTTCGTCTAAATCGAAGGACGCTTAGGATCATGTCCAGCAATCACATCCGTCCGGAAGATGTTACCGACATCCAGCGCGACGTGTTCCGAATTGGGATGGATCAGCATTCGCTGTCGCCAGCCCGGCTTTCTGCCCTCTCCGGCATTCCCATCGATACGATACGCTCGTGGGCTCGCGGCACCGCAATGCCCTTCCACGGCTTCGTCCGCTTAGCGCCGCATTTCCCGGACTATCTCTTGTCTCTGATGACCGAGCCGTCCGGCAAAGCTGTCGTGACGCTGGAAGACGGTGACGGCAATCTGGACGAGCTTGGCCGGGAGGCCGCCGGCTATGTCGCTGACAAGCTGGAGCGGGAAAGCGATGGCGTCGTCTGCCACATGGACAAAGCGGTCCTGAAAGGTCGCGCGCGTCGCATTGCGGCTGCTGCTCGGAGGGCCGCAGCATGAGCGGCGTCTATTTCATTCGCTGTGGCGATTCCGTCAAAATCGGGTTCGCCACTGACCTCCCTATGCGCTTGCGCTCTTTGCAAACCGGCAACCCGAACGCTTTGACCGTTCTGGGTTATGTTGCCGGAACACAGAAAGCTGAGAAAGCCATGCACCGCGCGCTTGCGGATGCGCGCGGAAGTGGAGAATGGTTTGCAGCCGAGCCGGCTATGCGTCTTCTTGAAGATTGCCTAGCATCCTGTGACGTAAGTGCCTCGATCGCGGCCTGTCAGCAGCGAGCAGCGGCAAAGGCAGAGGCATCCCGGCTTAGCCGCCAATCCTTCGAGGCGCCTTTCGCGGAGGCCGTCGCAGCGGCGTTCCAAGCGGCTGTCGACAAGCATGGTTCGGCTTTCGTCGCAAAACATGTCGGCCTTGGACAGCGCCAGTTGTCGAACGTGATCAACATGCGCGCGATGCCCGCGGCTCATCGTTTGTTCGCCTTATTGGCTTTGGACGACCGCGCACTGGATGAAATCGCGGCCCTTTATGGATTGGCCGTCGTGCCAGCCATTGCCCAGATCGATCAGGTGAAGGCAGCATGAGCGCCATCCCCTACGCAATCCCGCAAGCGCGTTATGCAGGCAGTCGCGCTGCCTATGCCGGGCGCCCGATCACCGCCAACCCGCACAAGGATTGCCCAGATCGCGGTCCCGCCTGGATCGAAGGCTGGCAGGCCAAGCATGCGGATCTGCCGCTGTGAAGCGCGGGCCGAATGTCACCGGTGAGGCGCGCGACCGCATCGTGGGTGTGATTCACGCGCTGGCCAAAGAGCTTGGGCTTAAGCCCTATACGGTCGCCAACGTGGCTGAGAGCGCGCTGAATACCGAGCGCAAGCGGTCTGGATCGGCGTCATGAGCGCGCTTCAGATCCCGGACGGCTCTCCCGCCGCGCTCCGTTGCTACGGCCCAATCGGCGAACCGGAGGCCCTGTCAAAGAGCATCGAAAGCATTGGCGTTGGCAATACGGCCGATCTGATCGGTGTCGATAAGCACACACTGCGTATGTGGCGCTACCGCCTTGGTCTGCCGGTCTTCCAAAGCGAAGTGAACAAGCAGGCTAAGCCGCTCGATCCGAAGACCTGCGAACAGTGCGGCGGTCTATTCGCCTCTCCTCACGGTCGTCGACCTTCTGAGTTCAAGGTTCGTAGGTTCTGCGGAAAATCATGTGCTTCCCGGCATCAAGCAAATCTAAAAAGGTAGAACTAATGGCAGGCGTCAACAAGGTCATCATCGTGGGCAATCTGGGCGCGGACCCTACGTCCAAGTCTTTCCAGAATGGCGGCAAGGTCGTCAATCTGCGGATCGCTACGTCCGAGACCTGGAAGGACAAGTCGACCGGCGAGCGCAAGGAAAAGACCGAGTGGCATTCGGTCGCGATCTTTAACGAAGCGCTCGGCACCATCGCGGAGAAGTATCTTCGCAAGGGCTCTAAGGTCTACATCGAAGGCAAGCTGGCGACGCGGAAGTGGCAGGACCAGTCTGGCGCGGATCGCTACTCGACCGAGATTGTGTTGCAAGGCTTCGATGGCCAGCTCGTCATGCTTGACGGGAAGTCGGGTGGGGACAACTCTGGTGCCGATGTGGTTCGGGATCGCGCCATAACGTCAAGGAAGGATGCAGCCGGCGCCTTTGACAGCGACCTCGACGACGAGGTGCCGTTCTGATGCGCGGAAATGCTAGTAAATATCCCGATAAGCAGGTCAGCGCGGCGTCCGCGAAGGCGCAGCTTTCCATGCTCCTGAACGGCTGCACAGACGAGCGCTTGTCCTCCTTCACTGTCGATGGCTTGGGCAAAATGTATCGTGTCCCGATGCACGAAATCCAGACCATGCTGACCGTCGCACGGATGCAGCGCGCATGATCGCATCGTTCACCATCGAAGGTGTCCCGGTGGCCAAAGGCCGTCCCCGGATCAGCACTCGGGGCGGTTTTGCCCGCGCTTATACGCCGGCCAAAACGCGCTCGTTCGAAGCGGTGGTGAGCGACACGGCGCGCGCCGCAATCGGGCCGATCGATCCATATGCGGGGCCGGTCGAGATGGAAGCCCATTTCTCCATTCCAGTCCCGAAAAGCTGGCGGAAGCGTGACCGTGCCGACGCCTTGGCGGGCATCATCCAGCCCGGCGGCAAGCCGGATCTGGACAACTATTTCAAGGCAATCGCCGATGGTCTGAATGGCATCGTCTACAAGGACGACAGCCAGATCGTCAGCGCTCGCCTGACCAAGCGCTACGGCGATGACCCCGGCGTCGTCGTGACGGTGCGCGAAGCATGAAGCCGGTCCTGTCCACCATGGTCGCGGGGATGCTGATCCGCGCGGAGCAACTGGAGTCTTTCCAGATGCGACTGAACGATATGGGGACAGGAGCCGAGCGCAAAGCCGCCATCGTTGCCGCGGGCAGTGATGGTTTCCTGACACGCGACGAAGCGACCCTGCTCGTCCAAGCATACGCACTGGAAGCGGAATGATGGCGGTCGATTTTGCAGCGATCCGCAGAGACTACCCGCTTGAGCAGGTGGTCGGAGCGACGCTGAAACTGCGCAAGTCCGGCGCGAACAAGCTGGCGGTCTGTCCGTTTCATCCAGACCGAAGCCCCAGCCTCGTCCTTTACCCGGACAACACCTATCACTGCTACGGCTGCTCCGCGCATGGCGATGTGATCGACTATGTGGCGAATACGCAGAAGCTGTCACCCGGCGACGCGATCCGCTTCCTGACTGGCGGCTCAGCCCCAGTTCTCGACGAAGGCGATCGTCGGCGGCGCGAGGATGAGCGCAAGACGCGCGACGCGAACCACAAGCGGCATCAGGAGAATGCCATCCAGGCGGCACGCAGTCGCTGGGCACGGGCGCTGCCAGTTAACGGCACCGGGTCGGACTATCTCTTCCGCAAGAACGTCGCACCATATGGCTGTCGCTGCGAAGGCGATAATCTGCTGGTGCCGATCTTTGACGCTGACGGGCTGATCCTGTCGGTCCAGTCGATCGCACCGGACGGTGCAAAGCTGTTCCATGCCGGCGCGCCCGTATCCGGCGGCCATATGCTGCTGGGCAAGGCGGACGCCGGACCGATCGTCATCAGCGAAGGTTTCGCTACCGCGGCCACCGTTCAGGCGGCAACTGGACTGCTCGTCGCCGTCGCGTTCTCCAAGGCCAACCTCGTCGCCGTCGCGCGCTCCATATCCGAGCGTTTCCCCGGCCGGGCGATCATCGTCGGGGCCGACACCAACGGCGTCGACAAGGCGCAGGAGGCCGCAGATGCGGTCGGTGGTCGCGTCGTCCTGCCTGACCTGCAAGGCGCGGAAGGTACCGACTTCAACGATCAGGCCGGCCATTACGGGCTTGAGGATGTCGCGGTCCTGTTCACCCCGCGCGACGAGGCCGGGTTGCCGGAAGACCGCGCGGTCAAAGCGACCGCCTTCTCATGGCGGCCGACCGAGCAGATCGCGAAGCGTCAATGGCTCTACGGCCGTCACCTGCTGCGCAAATTCGTCTCGCTGGACGTGGCGGCAGGTGGCGTCGGCAAATCCTCACTAAAGATCGGCGAGGCGCTCGCCATGGCGTCCGGTCAGGACTTTTACGGCAAGGGTCTGCCCGAGGGACCGCTGACTGTCTGGATGTGGAACCTTGAAGATCCGCATGACGAGATCGAGCGCCGCATCCACGCGACGGCGCAGCGTTTCAAGCTGACACCCGATGATCTGGGCGATCGGCTTTACGTCGATAGCGGCCGCGACCAGCCACTCGTCATGGCCACGGAAGGTCCGAACGGCGCGATGATCGTCCGCCCGGTCGTGGACGCGCTGATCGAGGAAATGATCGCGCGCAAGATCGACGTGCTTCAGATCGATCCGTTCGTGTCCAGCCATGCTGTCAGCGAGAACGACAACAACGCGATCGATATCGTCGCGCGCGAATGGAACGTTGTTGCCGAGCGCACCGGGGCCGCGATCAACCTCGTTCACCACGTGCGCAAGCAGAACGGCACCGAGGCCACCGCTGACAGCGCACGCGGCGCCTCGTCTCTGATCGGCAAAGCGCGCTCTGTGCTGGTCTATAACCGCATGTCCGAGGATGAGGCGGCAAAGCTGAACGTGCCGGCGGACGAGCGCTTCTTCTATTTCCGCGTCGACAACGACAAGGCCAACCTCGCACCACCCGAGCGCGGTGACTGGTACCGGATGAACAATGAGGATCTGGCGAACGGCGATAGCGTCGGCGTGGCATGTTCCTGGACCCCGCCCGATGCCTTCGACGGCTTGACCGCGCGCCACCTCTACATGGTTCAGAAAGCCGTTTCCGAGGGCGAATGGCGCGAGAATGTCCAGACCAAGGAACAGTGGGTCGGCAACGCTGTCGCGAACGCCTTGGGGCTGGATCTGGACGACAAGCACAATCGGAAGCGGGTTCAGACGCTGCTCGCGACGTGGGTTCGTGAGGGGGCGCTGGAAGTCGTCGAAATTGAGGATCGGAAGCGGATGCCTCGCAAGCATATCGTCGTCGGAAAGTGGGTGCAGATTTGATGCCCCACCTCGAAAATCAGGCGGTGGGGCAAGGTGTGGCAGGTGTGGCAAAAAACCACGCTGCCCCACTGCCCCACCACACCTCCCCCTACGGGGGGGGAGGTGGTGGTGGGGCGGATGGGGGTGCCTCAGCCGTGGTGGGGCAAATGGAGGGGGAAACAGTCCCCAACCTCACCCGCATCGCCACCGCCCTAGGTCACCCCGTCCGCTCCTTCTCATACGACGACGGCATGGCCCGCGTGGTCCTCGCCTCAGGACGGATCGCGGCGGGGATCGGGGACACGAAGCAGGAAGCCTGGGACCGGTTGCAGCAGATTGTGGGGAGAGGGTGATGGGTGGACTGAATGAGTTGATCGCGCAGCTAAGGGCGATGCCCGGCGAGGGTGATCCGGAAAGCCTTCACAGCGAGGCAGACCAGATCCTGCGCATGGCGCTTCGCCATCTTGGCCAGCACGATCTTGTGGACGCCTATGAGGCTGCCCGCGACCGTGTCGGGTTTTGGTACGCATGACCCGCCTCTGGGGCCTGATCTGGCAGGGGTGCTGGATACGGGGACATCGGTGGGAAGAGCGGAATGTGCAGTTCATGCCCAACGCCGCGCTGCCCCTGTTTTACTGCACCCGCTGCGGCCGGTGGAAGGCGTTTCGGCTGTGAGCGCGCTGGAAACGCTCGTCGGCCCGGTCGGTTACGCGCTGCTCGCCGGGATCGGGGCTGGGGCGCTGATTTCAGTCTTCATCAAGTGGGCTATCCAGGGACTGCGCACGTCCGACACCCTGCCGCCCTTCTTCATCGCCGGCCTCGCGTTCGGGGTCATGCTTGGGTTCTGTCTGGGAGTTTTGGTGAAATGACGAAGGTTGAAGAGGTGGCGCGGGCACGAGCAGCGGCCGCAGGGTTCGATCCGGATAGGCACTGGTCATATTTCACAATAGCGGCGCTCAATCAGATCGACGCCGCCCTAAACACCCCCGCCAGTGCCCCTGAGACGCCCGTAGAGCGCGAAGATAGAAAAACAGCACCCTCCGCCACGTCTGAGCCGACCCGACATCTGAGCGCCGATCTAAAGGCCGCTGCGGACAAGGCCCGTTGGGATGCCTTCCAAGAAGCTTTCGATCGTTATCAGGAGGGCAACCTATGACCCATCGCGAGAAAAACCCCCGCAAAACGCGGCGCAAGATGCAGGTGCTGGATTATATCAAGGAGGTTGTCGCCCGTGATGGCGTCGCGCCCTCCTATGGTATGATCCGTTTGGCGCTGGGCTTTGAAAGCCGGTCCGATGTCTGTGTCGTGGTCAAGCGACTAGCATTGGACGGCGTTCTTACGATTGAGCCAGCAGCCGTCGGTCGAATGCGCCGGATCAGATTGGAGGTGCAAGATGGGCAGGCCGTCTGATTTTTCTGAAAACATCGCTGACGCCATTTGCGATGCGCTCGCAGACGGTCGCAGTCTCCGCGCAATTTGCATGGACGAAGCCATGCCGTCGCAATCGATGGTTTTTAGGTGGCTTGCGGATGAGCGCTATGCGACGTTTCGGGAGAGGTACGCGCACGCGCGCGAGGCTCAGGCGGACGCCCTCTTCGACGAGATGCTGGACATCGCTGATGACGGCTCGAACGACTGGATGACGAAGGAGCGACCGGACGGTTCAAGCTACGAGGCATTGAACGCGGAGCATATCCAACGGTCCAGGCTTCGGATCGATGCTCGGAAATGGATGGCCTCAAAGCTTCAGCCCAAAAAGTACGGTGACAAACTTGCGCTGGCTGGCGATAGCGAAAGTCCGCTTCAGATTGTGATTCAGAAGCCCTGATGCCCATCGTAAACCTCCCGAACAAATGGTCGCCGCGTGCGTACCAAGATAAACTATGGCGATACCTCCATGGCGGGGGTAAGCGCGCCTCAGTCGTGTGGCCTCGTCGTCACGGTAAGGATGACCTGGCGCTGCATTACACAGCTTGCGCGGCCCATGAGAAGATCGGTCCGTACTGGCATTTGCTGCCGCAACAGAACCAGGCTCGCAAAGCTATCTGGGATGCTGTGAATCCGCGGACCGGCAAGCGTCGCATCGATGAAGCGTTTCCAATGGAGATTCGGGAAAGTACGCGGGAAACGGATATGTTCATCCGCTTCAAGTCGGGCTCGACATGGCAGGTCATCGGTTCGGATAATCACGATGCGCTGGTCGGCACTAGTCCGGTCGGTGTGGTGTTCTCGGAATGGGCGCTATCCAACCCGCAATCATGGTCTCTTATCCGCCCGATCTTACTGGAGAATGGTGGGTGGGCTGTATTCATTACCACCCCACGCGGCCGGAACCATGCGTATCGGATGCACCAGATGGCGGAAGAAAGCGACGAGTGGTTCGCTGAGCGGCTGACTGCTGATACGACCGGGGTGTTTACGCCTGAGGCGTTGGCCCGTGAACGTTCCGAGTTAATGCAGGAGCGTGGAGCGCAGGACGGGGAAGCGATCTACGATCAGGAGTACATGACAAGCTGGTCGGCTGCGCTGCCTGGAGCTTACTACGCTCGCGACATCGATAAGATCGATCGCGCTGGCCACATCACGAAGGTTCCGTACAATCCCGCCAAACAAGTTCATACCGCATGGGATCTTGGTGCAAGCGATCAGACGGTAATCTGGTTCGTGCAATGGACGGGCGCGGGGTGGGCGTTCATCGATTACGAAGCTGGATCTGGCATGGGGCCGGGGTGGTATTGGAACCGCATTAGGGGGATTGCTGAGACCGACGAAGACAAGGAGCGCCTGAAACACCGACGCGCCTATAACTTTGGCGAACATCTTGTGCCTCACGACGCGGCGCATGAGCGGCTGGGTATCGGGACTATGGAGGCGGTGTCCATCGCGGCTAGTATGCGGATACTCGGGATGAAGAATGTTCGCGTTGTGCCTCGCACCGCCTCAGTTGCCAACGACATCAACGAGTGCCGCAAAATGCTGCCGATCAGTTATTTCGACGCTGAGAGGTGTCTCACGGGCATTGACGCGTTACGGTCTTATCGGCGTGAATGGGACGAAAAGAATAAGACCTACAAGGATCGCCCATTGCATGACTGGGCGTCTAACCCAGCGGATGGGTTCCGGACGTTCGCTATCGGTAAGCCGCGCGATGTCGAGGCGTTTTACGAAGACGAAGACGACCGCAACGATTATGGCCGGTCCAGCGCGACGGGTTACTAGCCAACCGCCAACTATCCCATCCCGCCGCCATGCATAGAATGCGCAACCGGAACCAACCGGAGCGCATGACATGGCAACCGACAAGCAGCCGACGCAGGCGGAGCGCATCGAGGCGCTGGAAGAGCAGGTCAAGAAGCTGACGGAGGCCGTGCAGACGGGAGATCCCGTCGCCGCTGCGATGAAAATGGCGTTCAAGGACGCGGTTGATGACTGACAGCCCGGCGGTCGCAGTTTTGCGCCGGGAACATTCCAACATGCTTGAGAAGGCCGCGAGGCTTTCCTTGCGTGCTGACGATGCGGCAACCGAAGCGGATGGGCTACGCACCGAAGCGCAGGCCCTGCGCGATGCCGCCGCTGCTATGGCGTCCGCGATCGGGGCGCTGACCCCCTGATGGCCACCGTCCTCCCACAGGATGATTATCTTGAACCGCTCGTTGGCGAGGCTGACGTAGCGGTTCTCGACGCGCCTATCGCCATGGAGCCGATCCAGAAGCTGCTTTCGCTGGCCGAGAGCCGCGGCGACATCTCGAACGCGTGGAGCGAGGGCGACCTCAACCGGCTCGGCCAGCAGTGCGTCGAAGATTACCAGCGTGACAAGGCCGAGCGCGAGGACTGGGAAAAGATCGTCCTGAAGGCGCAGGAGTCCGCAGCGCAGGAGAAGCGCGGCGAGAAGAATTATCCTTGGAAGGGCGCGTCGAACGTCCAATACCCGCTACTGACCGTCGCCGCGCTGCAATTCAATGCGCGCGCTTATCCCGCGATCGTCAAGGGCGATGAAGCGATCAGCGTCAAGGTGGTCGGCTCGGACAAGGGGCGCCCGCAGATGGGGCCGCAGGGGCCTGTCATGCAGACGCAGCCGGGAGAAGACGGCCAGCCCCAGCCTGTCATGGGCGTGGACGGTCAGCCGCAGCCTGTGTGGCTCGTGCAACCCGGCGAGAAGGGCAAGCGCGCCAGCCGGGTCAAGGACTATCTCAACACGGTCCTGTTCTACCGGATGGACGATTGGGAGGCCGATACCGACGCGCTTCTCATCATGCTGCCGGTCGACGGATGCGCCTTCCGCAAGGTCTGGTACTCCCCGCAGGACGAGCAGCAGCACGCCGCGCTTGTCTCGGCGCTCCGCATCATCGTGCCGGTTGGCGCCAAATCCTGTGCGACGACGCCGCGGCTTACCGAGGAAGTGCCCGACACCTTCCCCTACCAGATCGTGGAGCGGCAGCGCGCCGGCATCTATCGCGAGGTGGTGCTTGAGCCCGGTTCGGACGACGACCAGAAGCCGCGCCTGCTGATCGAGCAGCATCGGTTGATCGATCTCGACGACGATGGCCTGCCTGAACCGTATGTCGTGACGGTCGACGTGAACACGCAGAAGGTTCTCCGCGTCGAGGCGAACTTCTCATCGCGCGATGTCAAGGTCGCCGAGGATGGCCGCGTCCTCCGCATCGAGCGCGGCAAGTTCTTCATCAAATACGACTTCTTTCCGCACCCGCAGGGCAAGTTCTACGGGATCGGCCTGGGGCATCTGCTGGAGCAGATGGGCTCGGTCATTGATACCGCCATCAACCAGATGCTGGATGCCGGCCATGCGCAGATCGCAGGCGGCGGGTTCATCGCGTCCGGCCTGCGCCTTCAATCGAACGGCCGGGCACGAGGCGACATGCGCTATCAGCCCGGTGTCTGGCGCACGGTGGACGCATCCGGCGGCGCTATTCGCGACGGAATCGTCGATCGCACTGCGCCCCAGCCATCACCGGTCATGATCCAGATCCTCGACATGATGCTAGCCGCGTCGCGCGATATCTCGTCGATTAAGGATGTCATCACGGGCGAGGCATCGAACAACGGCCAGGTCGGCACCACACTGGCGCTGATCGAGCAGGGCCTTCAGGTGTTCACCGCGATCTACAAGCGGGTCTACCGGTCGTTGCGCGAGGAATATGCGCTGCTGTTCGACAACATCCGCAAGTTCGGCGGCGAGCGCGCCGCGTCCGACTATGCCGAGGTGCTGGATGATCCGGAAGCGGATTTCGACCGCGACTTCCAAGCCGACGACATGGATATTCGACCCGTCTCCGACCCGCAGTCGGTGACCAAGATGCAGGCCGTCGCGAAGGCGCAGTTCATTGGCGCTGTAGATGCAGCGAACCCGAACGTTCTCGACAAGCGCGAAGCTGTGAAGCGCCAGCTTGAAGCCGCGGACATCGACGACATCGACAAGCTGATGCCGCCGCCTCCGCCTCCGTCCGGTCCGACGCCCGACGTCATTGCGAAGGCGAACCGCGACCAGGCAGCGGCTCACAAGGCGAGCGCCGAAGCGACCAAGATCGAGCAGGAAACTGTCCCGCTCGCATTCAACAACGGCATGGTGATGGGAGCGCAGGGTGCAGACGCCAACGGAGGAGGACTTCCTGGCATGGCGGGAGGACCCGGTGACCCAATGGGTGTTCCGGGGGATCCGGCGCTTCAGGGACTTGCAGCGTGACGCATGGGTCAGCGCCTCTTGGGAAGCCGGCAGCGCAGACCCCGCCATGCTCGCCGAACTCCGCACGCGCGCAGACGCATATGCCGCCCTCACCGACAACACGCACGACGACTGGCTTGGAGCGAATGATGACCACCGTACCGATGATTGACGACTGCAACCCCGGCTTCCGTCCGCTGGAATATTACGTCGTGATCGCGCCGGCCGCGGTGGAAGAGAAGGTCGGTTCGATCATCATCCCTTCGAAGGAAGAGGACAAGGTCGCGGTGCAGCGTGGCCGCATCGTGGCAGTTTCTCCGCTCGCCTTCAACTTCGCGGAGGGCGCGGATCATGCCGCGGCCCCCGGCGATGTCGTGCTGTTCAGCCGGTACGCTGGCACTCTCCAAAAGGGCGCGGACGGCAAGGAATATCGGCTCGTCCGAGACAAGGACGTAATCGCCGTGATGGAGGCGTCCAATGCGTAGCGCACTCATCGCCGCGCTCGCCTTGGCATCCTGCCAGCCAGCGTTCGCGCAGTCCACCAGCACCGTGCGTGCGGCGCCCGCTGTTTCTGGCGGGTTCGTCGTGCGCGCGGGCTCCGGCTACCTCTCGGGTGCGAACGTCACCAGCGGGGCAAGCGCCGGTTATGTGATGGTCTTCGACAGCGCGACTGTCCCGGCAGATGGCGCCGTGGCCCCGATCCGCTGCGTCCCGATCGCCGCGAACACCGGCATCGACTTCGACTGGCGCGCGGCTCCGCTTCGTTTCGACCGCGGCGCTGCTATCGTGTTCTCGACGACTGGATGCTTCACCAAGACGGCGAGCGCAACCGCCTTCATCGCGGGTGACGTTCGGTGATCGGCCTCGCGCTCGCTTTGCAGGTCGTTTCCCCGCTGGCACTGCCGGGCGCGGTCAACACTGCCAATCTGGCGACGAAGGCGGAGGTCGCGGCTGTTGCGGCTGCTGTGCCGGTGCCGTCGTCCACCGTGCCGCCTGCCGAGGTGATCGGCGGCGCTGTCGGATCGCAGATGGTGTTTCGCCGTGCCGATGATGTACAGCCGCGCATCACGCGTGCGGCACCCTGCACGACGGTCGCAGCCGGCACCTGCTCGGTCACGTGGCCCGTGATGCCGGCTGTCCCGCTGGTCATCCCTGTGCCCACGATCGCCAGCACGGCTGCACAGGCACCGCTCTGCTTTCCGGTCACAGGCTCGATCACGACGACCGGCGCGACGATCAAGTGTTTCACGTCGCAGTCCGTCACCGTCTCGCTTCTCGGGGCCGTCGTCGCGCCCATCACGACCGCAGCCGCCGGGGTCCCGGTGCAGGTCTTTGCCGTCCCCTTCAGTCAGTAGGATTCCGCCATGGGCAAGAGCAATTTCACCTACATCAACGCCAAGGGGATCAGCGCGAACGGAACGCCTGCGGTCCCTGCTGGCGAGCCCGTGACCAATATGGACGACATCGACGTGTCGGGCGGCATCCTGGTCAACGGCGCTGCGGTGTATGGCTCGGCGCCCGCTGACAAATCCGTTGCGACCGGCTTCGGGTGGCTTTCGACGACTGCGTTGCGGCTGAATGGCACTGTCGTTGCGGGTACTGGTGGTGGTGGTGGGGGCGGCTCTGCCCGCCTGATGATTGTTAGCGACCGCTTCGGCGTTCCCACCGATGTTGGTACATCGGATCAGCTTCTTCAGCCGAACAACTGGCTTGGCGGTAACGGCACGGTTTCCATCGGCGATTTCTTCTACCGGCGGTGGAAATTTTCGACGGGGGCGTGGGCGCCGAAAAAGGTTCGGGCATGGAATGCGCAGGTTGCCCTTTATCCGGCGGGTGTCGTCGACATCCAGGCTTCCTATACGCTTGAGCGCGATGAGATTCGCCGCGCCTCGGACGGGTCTCTCGTTTTCGCCATCCTATACGGCAGCAACCCAGGGCGGGTTTACGGGCCGGGCGAAACCAGCATGTCCGATGCCGGCGGCGATTTGGATCCGAACACAGAATATTACTTTGACCGCTGCTGGACCGGCGGGCGCGGCAGTGGCTGGGGCACCCAAGGTGGCAGCGTGGCGGTTCTGCCGGGCGAGCGCTCGCGGTCCGGCACTACGACGTTTTCGGCGTCTGCCCCCCCGACCAGCGGTGGCCCTAGTTCCAGTCTTGGACCGAACAACGCCCCCATCGCTCTCGTTGGCGAAGGTTGGGACGGCACATCTCCCGTTCTTCTTGTTGTGGGCGATAGCCGGGCCGATCAGACCAACATCATCCCGTCGACGCAGACGAAGACGATCGGCTATGTTGCCGATGCGCTGTCGTCGGCATCTGGCGGCGTTATCACTTACATGCACTGCCCTCGCTATAGCAGCGGCTTGGCGTCGCTCGACAACCCGCAGGCGGTCACCGGGTCCACGTCGATGGGGCTTTTGGACTGGCTCGGCACCAAGTGGCTCCAGCTTACCGGTCAGGCTGCGCCACCGTGGCAGGCCATCTACAGCGAGCATGGCTTTAACAGCTTGAACGACGGCGCTTCTGGTCCGGGGATGATCAATCGGTACAGCGCGTCCAAGACCCGTGCTCGACAGTACTGGCCCGGCATCCCGTGGATTCAGGAGACGATCGCACCGAACCCGATCATGGCCTCGGGCACGTTTGGCAATTTCACCACAGAAGCCAATCAGATCGGCGCTATCACCGCTACGAAGATTGCGGCGTCTGGCGGCTGGATCGAGGATACCAACACGCGCATTGTGGCTGGCGGCGGCGGTGTCATTGACTTGGCGATCGATACGGCTGTCACGCTTCGCAGCACGACGAATTATGCCGCGACTAAGGCCGAAGGGTTTGTCGCGAACATCGTCGGGGCCTTGGCTACGAATACCTCCTCAACGGTGGTCATGACGGCCGCGCCGCCAATCGGCGCCATGCTGACTTTCGAGCCCGGCGTCTCCGGGAATGAGGATTCAGGCTATCAGGTCATCTCTGTCTCGGCGAACGGGTCGAACTTCAACGTCAATTTGACGGGGACTGGCCGGGTGCCGACCAGCGCGAAGAAGGTTGCGCTCGCACATGCAGATGGCACCGAGGTGCGCGGCTCGTATTTCACAACCGAAACTGGTGGTGTCGGCGGCGTTCATCAGTCTCAGGAAGCCAGCGGCCTTCTGCGGGACGCGATTATTCCCCGCAAGGCGGCAATTGCCGCCCTTTGCCGGACGTACAAGCCATGAAGACCGTCTTCGAGGACCACTTCAACGGCAACAAGCTGGACGACAAAAAGTGGCCCTGCAACGGCTTTGAGCGCTTCAAAGGCTACCCGCACGAAGAGACGCGTCCCGGCAACGGCGAGTTTCAGCAGTACCGCCCCGATCAGGTGAAGGTCGGGGACGGCGTGTTGCAGATCAGTGCGCGACCCATGACCAGCAAAGAGCGTATGGCGTGGGTCGACCGGGTGCTTGATCCGAAGTTCAAGTACACCGGGGCGCAACTCCGCAACCTGCTGGTGGTCGGCTGGGTGTCGGGGCAAATCTCGTCCTACCCGAACAAGCCCTTCGGTCCGGGCATGAAGCTGTCCGCGGAGATCGGCGTGCCGGTTGGGGCTCAGGGTTGGCCGGCCGTCTGGGGCTTCGACGACGTGAACGTTACTGAAGTCGATGTGTTCGAAGGCAGCGGTCGGGCGGCTACCGACCCCATGGGTAATGCTTCGCAAGGCGTGCACGACTTCAAGAGTGGCCCGTCCGGCTACCACGCGGGCGGTCCGAAGTTCAGCGTGGCCACTGCCGGCTACCGGACGTTCTGGGCCGACTGGACCGATCCGACCCAGATCGTCTTCGGCTATGACGGCGTGACCACGCACACGGTTGCGGCGGGCCCTCGCATGACGAAGCCGATGTATATTATCATTGGCCACGCGATCGGGGCACAGAATTGGCCTTGGATCGGCATGCCGGACGCAACGACGCCGCAAGCCCAGCGCTTCTGGATCAAGCGGGTCTGGGTCGAGAAACCCTAACCGCCAACTATCCGGTCACGAAACCATATAGGATAAACCATCCCGAGACTTTCGCCTGATCGGAAGCATGGGAGGCCAGATGGCTACGGACGCAGACCAGATCACCGACGACATTCAGATTGTGGAACCCAACACTGTTGAGGTTGCCGATCCCGTCGCCGATCAGCCGCAGCGTTCTGAGATCGAAGAACTTGCGGCCGAGAAGGGCTGGTCCCCGAAGGAGCAGTGGCGGGGTAAGGACGAAGACTGGGTGTCGGCCCGCGATTTCGTCGCGAAGGGGCTCGATAAGGGACGCAATGCCGGCGAAGAAATCCGGTCGATGCGGCAGACCCTCTACCGCACGACCAAGAGCGTCGAGCAGATGCACCAGCAGGGCTTGGCGCGGCAGCGTGAAGAGCTGGAGGCACGGTTCCTTGGCGCCGTCGAAGCGGGCGACACGACCGCCGCCGCTCGCGCGCGTGACGATATCAACCGGATCGAAGCGAGCGTTGCTCCCTCCCTGCCGCCGGAAGTCGACGATTTCCGTGCCCGAAATCAATGGTTCGGCACCAATCAGGAAGCGACCGCGCTGGCTCAGGTTGTTGCGCAACGCATGGCAGAACAGGGCCACGGACCCCAGCGCCAGCTTGAAGAAGCCGAGCGCGAGGTTCGCAAGCGCTTTCCCGAAGTCGGTGGCGGTGAATCCCGCCCGACCCCCAAGCCCCCGGCCGCGGTGAATGCCCCGGCTGCTCGTGCGCCGGTGAAGGCCGCGACCAAGGGGTTCAACGATCTCCCCCGTGAAGCACAGGAAGCCGGGCGCCGGATGGCAGGCAAGATGGGTTTCACGCTGGAGGATTACGCCAAAACTTGGCTTTCGGAGAATGTCGCCTGATGGCACAGGATAATCGCGCAACCCGTGCAACCGCCGAGACGCAGACGCGTCGCCGCCGCACGAACGATTTCGAAACCGGACTGGACCTGAAGCTGGGCATCCCGGACGCGATCAAGGACGCGCATCCCGACAAGGTTTTCCGCTGGGTCAACGATACCGGCGCACGCATTCACAATCTCACGGTCCGAGACGACTACGACAAGGTGGAGGGGATCGATCCTCGCCCGGTCGGAAGCGACAAGGACGGGCGCCAGATCATGGCTCACCTGCTCGCGAAGCCGAAGGCGTTCGCTCAAGAAGATGAGGCCAGCAAGGAACAGCGCCGCCGTGATGTGGAGCGTGGGCAAGTCGCAGGCTCGGCACGAGCGCGCGAAGACGATGTCCGGGACGAGCACCGCTATGTGCCCGCCGGCAATCGGATTGGCGCAGTCCGCACCCCATAAACAGGAGGCACCACCGTGCCCAATGCAAACGCTCCGTTCGGGCTCAAGCCCGTCCGACATGCGGCAAGCGCCCCGTATAATGATGGCGCCGATCTCTACTATGTCGACCCCTCGAACACCCAGATCCTCGCAATCGGCGACCCGGTCGTCCTGAGCGGCAGCGCCGATGTCAACGGCATTCCCGGCATCGTTCGGGCAACCGCTGGCGCCGGCAACCCGATCACGGGCGTCATCGTCGGCTTCCGTCCCACGCCGATCATCGTCGCGACCGGCTATCTCCCGGCCTCCACGGCGGGCTATGCGATCGTCGAGCATGACCCCGCCGGCCTCTATGAGATCCAGGCCGATGGTATCATCAACCCGGCCGACATCGGGCTGAATGCGAACCTGACGGCCGGCGCGCCGAACGTCGCGTTCAAGAAGTCGACGTTCCAGCTGAACGCCGCAAGCAAGGCGACGACCGCGACGCTTCAGTTGCGCATCCGCAGCTTCGTGCAGCGACCCGACAACGACCCCACCAGCACCAACGCAAACCTGCTGGTGTCCATCAACCTGCCCACCGAAACCGGCGCTGCCGGCTCGACTGGCCTGTAAGGAGGGCTGAGACATGCTTATCACTCGTTCGCTTCATCCCTCCGACCTGTGGCCCGGTATCAAGCTGCGCTTCGGCAACGACTACAAGGCGTGGGCGCCGATCTATCGGCAGATCTTCGATGTCCAGACATCGGACAAAGCCTATGAACAGTCGGTCGAACTGACCGGATTCGGCATGGCCCCGACCAAGTCGGAAGGCGCGTCGATCTATTATGACGCCGATGCCGAGGGTCCGAAGAACACGTTCACCCACGTCACCTACGGCCTGGGCTGCATCGCTTCCGAGGAAGAGATTGCGGACAACCTTTATGAGGACGTGATGACCCGCCGGTCGAAGGGCCTGCGACAGTCGCTGATGTGGACCAAGGAAACGGTTCACGCCAACGTCCTGAACCGCGCGTTCAACAACGCCTATGTCGGTGCGGATGGCGTGCAGCTCGTGTCGGACAGCCATCCGACCGCTTCGGGGCTCCAGAGCAACCTCATCACGGCATCCGATCTATCGGAGTCCGCGCTGGAGGACATGTTCAAGCGCCTGTGGTCGACGAAGAACGCGCGCGGCATGCCGATCGTCCTGCGCGGCACCAAGCTGGTCGTTCACCCGTCCGAGCTGTTCAATGCGGAGCGCATCCTGAAGTCTGCGATGCGCGTCGGCACGGCCAACAACGACACCAACGCCATCCGCTCGCTCGGCATGGCGCCCGAGGTGATCGCCAACCCGTATCTGACGGATGAGGACGCGTTCTTCCTCATCTCAGACGTGGAAGACGGCCTGATTTCCTTCCAGCGCAAGGCGCCGGATCTGGAGAAGAAGGACGATTTCGATACCGGCAACGCGAAGGCCAAAGCGTGGGAGCGTTATTCCTGCGGCTGGGGCGACTGGCGTTCGGTCGTGGGTTCGCCGGGGGCCTGATCCCGGTAGCAACGCCCGGCGGCTTTGTAGGCCGGGCAACATTATTCAGGAGGCGTCGATGTCCGGAGACCCGTGGGCGATTTGTGATCGCTGCCCCCGTGAAGTCCGCCTCCGCGAACTGTCCAAAGAATGGACCGGATTGATGGTCTGCGACGAGTGCTGGGATCCCAAGCCGGTTGATCTGAAGCCCCGCCGCCTTGGCCCGGAAGGTCTGCCTTACCGTAACGCGCGCTCCGAGCCGGAGCCGCTGTTCATCGACCCGCTTAACCCGGTCACAGGTGATGATCTATGACGACCACCTTCGCAATGACCGCGCGCGACATCGTCCAGGCCGCAATGATCGATCTCGGCGTGGTTGCTTCGGGCGAGCAGGCCACGGCCGAGGAAATGGCGGATGGTGTGACCCGCCTGAATGCCATGCTGAAATCGCCGCCGTTCGCAAGCTTGTGGCGCGATACCGAGGCGCAAGTCGCGCTGACCGCCGGCCAAGGCGTCGTCATGCTGGACTCGATGCCGTCGCGCGTTCTCGGCGTCCGCATGCGCCAGTCGCTGACCGCGGAGCGCCCGCTCTATGCGATGGAGCAGGACGAATATGCGGACATTCCGAACAAGGCGGTTCGCGGCGCGCCAACCTCTTTCGCGATCTTCCGCACGCCGTTTTCAATGGAGTTGCGTCTATGGCCGGTGCCGGCCCAGCCCACGGCTCTTACGATCGCGTCCGTCCGCATTGCCGAGGACGTGAACGATCCGACCGACACTCTAGATGTCCCGCAAATGTGGCTGGAGGCGGTGTGGACCAACTTGGCGGTGCGGATCGCGCCGATGTTCGGCAAGGTTCGCACTGATCCGCAAACCCTACAGGTCGTGGCGCAGAGGGCGAGTGATCTGGCGTCTGCCCTGCTCGATTTCGACCGGCCCGCCGAATACCATCTCGGCCCCGACATGGCCGGTTACGACTGATGCCATCGCTTGCTTACGGCAAATCCGCATATCGCAGGCAGGCAGGCGGCTTTCCCGAACTGCGCCTGATCAACATGCTGGTCGAGGCTGCGCCTACCTCCGAAGGCGAGATCGGATTGATTTCGCGGCCCGGTCTCGAACTGTCCTATCAGGTGGGCGCCGCACCAACGCGCGCGATGTTCTACGGCGATGGTGTTCTGGGCGGCGGCGTGTTCGTGTTGTCGGGCGTGGTGCTGTTCAATGACAAGATGGCGGTCGGCAGCATCGTCGGCAATGGGCCTGCCGGTATGGCTGCATCGGCGACAGAACTGGTGGTCACGGGCGGCGGTCAACTCTATCGCACGGACGGCCTGACGCTATCCTCCGCAGGCTTCCCCGACAGCGCGCAAGTCGTCGCAGTTGCTTATCTGGCTGGCCTGTTCATCGGGATCAGGGCCGATACACAACGCTTCTATTGGTCGGCTGTTCGGGATGCGTCGTCGTGGGACGGCCTGGATTATGCGTCCGCCGAAAGCAGCCCAGACCCCCTGCGCGACGTGGTCGTCGTGGGCGATGTGCTATGGCTACTGGGATCGGAAAGCATCGAACCATGGCAGGTGACGGGGGACGCGGAATTGCCCTTCTCACGCGTCGAGGGTCGCGACTATCAGCGCGGCGTCATTGCAACGGGATGCGCATGCGAGCTTGACAATACCCTGTTCTGGATCGGCGACGACGGTATCGTTTACCGTGGCGCCGCTACCCCACAGCGGCTGTCTGATCATGGGATCGAGGAACAAATCGCCCTCTCGGATTACCATGCCGTCTTTACGCTGGCGTTTGATGGTCACAAGCTGTTCGTCGTCCAACTGAGCAATGCGACCTATGGCTATGACGTGGCAACCGGGGGCTGGTCGCAACTGCGTAGCTTCGGGGCTGACACGTGGCAGGTAGCCGCGTCGATCGAGCGCGATGGCAAGACCCTGGTGGCCGGCTCGACGAGCAGCGCCATCTACCGCCTGTCTAGTGACGCGCCTTCGGACGATGGAACGCGGGTTGAGCGACTGTTTACTGCGGTGGCGCCTGTTGAGGACGGCGGCGTCACGATAGACACTCTTCATCTTGAGGCCGACTTCGGGTCGACGCCGTTGCTGCTCGGGCAAGGCTCAGAACCACAGATCGAAACCCGGTCTTCGCGCGATGGCGGCAAGACATGGAACGACTGGCGGGCATCTACTCTGGGGCGGCAAGGCCAGTATCGCGCCCGTTCGACATGGCGGCGCTTCGGGACATTCGATGCGCCGGGGGCGATGTTCGAGTTCCGGACCACTGATCCGGTGCCGCTTCGGATTTCGACGGTCAAGGTGAACGAGCCGCAGGGCGGTCGCTCGCGTGGCTAATCGCCTTCCACGTCTGCAATCATCTGTGCCGATCGTCGACAAGGACGGGAGGCCGACGCTCGCGTTCCAGCGCTATTTTCAGTCGCTGGTCGAGGCGATCGAAGGCAGCATCTTCGACCTGACAGACGCGCAGAAGCGGCTTGATGAGCAGCAAACCGACATCGAGCGCGCGCTGGAGCAGGCTGGGATCGCCATCAACAGCGCCAATGCGGTGAACGCGTCGACCGCGTTGGCGAGCAGCTACACGGACCCCGGTGGTGTTCTGTCCGCGACGGACGCAGGCGTGATCACGGTTGCCGCGCATGTCCGGATCTATGGCGACGACACGGCGGCTGTTCCACATAGAGTGAATGTCGACGGCGGGTCCGTTTCGGTGACGCCGTCCGCCGATCCCGTCTACGTGTTCTATGTGGACCCGACACGCGTTGGCGGTGCCGTCACGTATCAGGCGTCGTTGAACTATCTGGACGCGGCGCAGGTCAACGACGTTCATTCCGTGGGCGTCATCACGCTGCCGGCGACTGGCGAACCACCGCAAACCGGGGGCGGCACATACCCGCCGGGTTATACGCCCGGCCGTCCGCGCCAGCCCTCTACGCCCATCCCCTAACCGCCAACTATCGCGCAAGCGGGCCATATTGCACAACAACCGCGAATTGCGTCCGCCGGGATCGGCCTGAACCGCTGGGAGACAGCGCATCGCTATGATCCGAAACGCCACGATCGAGGATATTCCCGCCATTGCAGCAATCGGCGCGCATTTCCACGCGGTCGCCGGTTGGTCGGATATTGCCGGCTACAGCGCCGATGACTGTGCGAAATCGATTGCAGCGATGATGGAGGCCGGTAGCGGCCTTTTTGTCGTGGCGGACGAGGACGGCGAGATCGCTGGCATGGCCGGCGGCGTGGTTTTCCCGTTGTATTTCAACAGTCAGCACCTGTCGGGGCAAGAGCTGTTTTTGTGGGTGGAAGAGCAGCAGCGCGATGGTCTGGGCGGCAATCTGCTGGCCGCGCTGGAGGACGAGGCGCGCAAGGCTGGATGTGATAGTTGGTCCATGATCGCGCTTGATAAGGTTCGGCCCGCCGCGACGGGGGCCTTGTATAAGCGGCGCGGATATCGCGCGGCAGAGCATAGCTGGATGAAGAGGCTCTAGGATGGCGATCGGGACAGGTCTCGCAATTGCGGCGGGCGTCAGTGCATTGGGCTCTGTGGCCGGCGGGGCGCTGTCCGCAAAAGCCGCGAAGAAAGCAGGAAAGACAGCCGCCGCGGCGACGACCGCGAGCAACAATCTCCAGGCCGATATCTACAACACGAACAAGTCGGTCCTTGAGCCTTACACCATGCGCGGCAACGCGGCGGGCGGGCAGATCAATTCGCTGCTGGGATTGAATGGGGCGGCGGCATCGCTCGACGGCTACAACACGTTCGCCAATAGCGCGGGCTATCAGGCGCAGCAGGACGCTGCCAACAGGGCGGTGAACACCGGCTATGCGGCACGTGGGGCACTGGAAAGCGGCGCGGCTCAGAAAGCGTTGCAGAAGAACGCGTCCGTCCTTGCGGGCAACTATTTCGGTCAATATCTGGGTGCGTTGCAAGGTCAGCAGTCGGTAGGCGCAGGTACGGCTTCCGCGCTTGCGGGCGTCGGTCAGAACTATGCAGGGGCGGTCACGGCGAACAACATGGCGGGTGCGAGCGCGCAGGCCAATGCCGGCATCGCGCAGTCGAATGCTTGGAACGGCGCCTTGTCCGGTGTCGCGAACGCTGCTGGATCGGTATTCGGGTCGAGCTACGGCCAGCCCAAGGCATATGGCATCCTCGGCTCCGGGGGCATCTACTGATGGCGGATGAAATCGAAATGCTGAAGCGCAAGCTCGCGGCTCGACGCGACAAGCCCGGTTTCGCCGATAACGTCCGCGAAATCGAAGCGCGTATCGCCGCCTTGGAGGCCAAGGGCTGATGGCCTTCAATATCGATTTCAACGCGCTGTCGCGTGGGGCTGATATCGGCCAGTCATGGCAGGCCGGCGTCCAGCAGGGACAAGCGCGGGCGCTCGACAACCGGAAGCAATCGGTGCTGGCAGCGATCGGCGCAAACCCACGCGACCCGGCCGCACAGTCGGCATTGTTTGGGATCGATCCGAGCCTTGCGTTGCAGGTGCAGAAGGGCAACCGCGACCAGGATGTGGCCGCGCGCGAGGCGAGCGCTCGTTCTGTCTATTCGCAGTTCTTGCGACAGAGCAGCGTCTTGGGCGCACCGGCGGCATCCGGAGGTAGTGCGTTGAGCCCGCCCCCGATCGCGAACGTTACGGGGATAGCGCCCGACTACCGCAATGGCGACGAAGTGGTCGTAGAGGCGTCTCGCCCGCAGCCACGCGTTTCGATTGCTGACGTGGCCGAACTGGACCCGGAAATGGCGCAGCGGCTGACGACGCATGTCGCATCGCTCGACGAGAGCGGGCGTAAGGCCTTTGAGGCGCGCAATAAGGCGATGGGTGCCGCCGCTCAGCACCTCCGGAGTATTCCTGCCTCGGCGCGCGTCGCAGCGATTGACGGGCTCGCCCCACTGTTGGAGCAGTCCGGCATTTCGCGTCAGGAGATCGAGGCCGCGGACCTGTCGGATGCCGGGCTCAGCGGCTATGTGGCCTTGGCTGTTGGGGCGGAAAAGCTGATTGACGACGCGCGACAGGATCGGTCGACAAACGCCACGATCGCCAATCAAGCGGCCCGGCTGGGGCTGGCGCGCAATGCTGACGCCCGTGGCGCGCGCGCTGATCGTCGCGCCGCGGTGCGCTTCAATGAGCGCGATAAGGACCGTGCTGCGATAGCATCTTCGGGCGGCGGGGTGCGCACCGACCTTTCGGATCTGGATTATTGATATGGCAAAGCCCGTCACGAACCCGCGCATCATCAAGCTGATCGAACTGGAGGCATCCGGGCGGATCAAGCCGGAACACCAGCAGGAATTGAACGCCTACCGCGCGATGGGCGCCGCTCCGAAGTCGTCCAGCCTGACCGAAGGCGAGGGCAAGGCGACAGGTTTCTACAACCGCGCCATGGAAGCCGACCGCAATTTTCTCGCGTCGGGTGTCGCCACCGAGCCCCGCGGGGTTCTGGGGCAAATGGCGGCTGACGTAGCCCCGGCCGGCATCGTCAACAGCATGACATCTGAAGATCGGCAGCGCGCGGAACAGGCCGAGCGCAACTTCATTCTGGCGACGCTGCGCTACGAGTCTGGTGCGGCGATTGCTCCGGCGGAATATGATAATCAGCGGCGTACCTTCTTCCCGGTGCCGGGCGACAGCGCTTCTGTCATTGCGCAGAAGGCGAAGGACCGCCTTGTGGCCATCGAAAGCCTGAAGGCGAGCGCCGGGGAAGGCGCGGATAAGCCGCGTCAACCGTTGGCCTCGCCTGATCCCGCAGCACCAGCCAAGGCGATCTCCGTTGACGGTGCTGCCCGGTTCTCGACTGATGCGGACAAATCCTACGCAGCCCAAGCGCAGGCGCTATTCGATAAGGGCGCCAGCCGTGCCGACATCGACCTGCTTGCTGTCCAGAATGGTTATCCGCGCTACGGAGACGATCTCGACAAGGCAATCGCCTACCGCGAGCGTGGCAGGAAGGGTGCAGTTATTGCGCCTCCTGAAAGCGGAAGCAAAGGGCCTTCGCTTTTGGGTGCTGCCGCCGCCACGCCGGCCGGGTCGTATTTCGCTGGTGCCGCGAACGCCTTGACGGCTGGCAGTCTGGACGAACTCGCCGGTGTGCTGGGTGGCGATCAGGCGCAAGCGCAAGAGGCCAAGGAGGCGATGCGTCAGTCCAACCCGATCGCGACCGGCGTGGGCGAGGTCACGGGCGGCGTTCTTGCCAGTCTTGGTGTCGGGGGTCTTGCGGCTCGCGCCCTCCCGGCGGCGGCAGGGGCAGCGGGTGCATTCTCCCCAGCCGCGCTTGCTGGCGACGCGGCTTATGGAGCCGCCTACGGTGCAGGCGAAAGCAACGACAACCGGCTTGGCGGCGCCGTCACAGGCGCGCTGTCCGGGGCTGCTGGCGGCGTTCTCGGTCGCGGGGTCGTCAACCGCATCGCTGGCGCCGTAGCGCCCAATGTTTCGCCCGAAGTCGCACTGTTACGCGACAAGGGGGTCCGGCTCACGCCCGGCCAAGCCATCGGCCCAACGGCCAGCCGCATTGAAGAGAAGCTGGTATCGATCCCCGGTGTTGGCGACCTGATCCGCAATGGGCGGACGCGCGCGCTGGGTGACTTCAACCGCGCGGTCATCAACGACGCGCTTCGTCCGCTTGGCAAGGAGTTGCCCGAGGGGCTTGAAGGGCCGCGCGCCATGAAGTTCGCCCAGCAGGCTTTTGATGACGCCTATGACGGCGCGCGGTCTGGAATGCAGCTCGCCCCCGATGCCCAGCTGGCTGCGGATCTGGCCGATCTGGAAACACGGGTGAAGGGCGGGGCATTGTCGCGCGAATCCGCGAACCGACTGGCCAATATCTATAGCGGGCGGGTCGGACGCCGCATCCAGGCAGGCGCTGTCGGGGGCGACGAGTATAAGAAGATGGTCAGCGAACTCGGCGCGCTGCAATCGAGCGCGAAAAAGACGGACGGGGAACTTGCCGACGCGATCGGCGAGATGAAGACGCATATCGAGTCTGCTGCACGCCGCTCGTCTCCGCCGGAAGCGGTCGCCGCCATGGATGCGGCTGACGAGGGCTATGCGCAGTTCGTTCGGGCCGAGCAGGCAGCGCAGATGCGCGGCGGTGACACGGGCGTCTTCACGCCAACGCAGTATGACGCCGCCGTGCAGAAGATGGACGGCACCGTTCGTTCTCGCGGCTACCTTCGCGGGGATGCGCTTGGTCAGGACATGGCGTCCGCAGGCAAATCGATCCTCCGCGATGCGGTGCCGAACAGCGGGACCGCGGACCGCGCTTTGGCTGGCGGAGCGGTGCTAGGCGCTGGCTATCTCAGCCCTCCCGTGATCGGCGGGGCTGGCGTTCTTGGCGCGGCTTATGCGCCCGGCGTGCGGGACGCTTTGTCGTGGGCGATTGCGGGCGACCGCTCGCCTGCTGCTCTCGCTGCGGCTGGTTTCCTGCGCGACAGGGCCAAAATCGGCGGAGTGCTGGGCGTGCCATTAGCAATGGAGGCGACCCGCCGCTGACGGCGCCAGTCGAAATAGCCAAGCACGATCGCCTTTACGATCGCCGTCCAGATCGCGACCATCATTCGCAGGTGAACCCAGGCTTTTGGAAGCCGGTTACCATCCACGTCTTTGTGGCTTCGTCCCAACGGCCGGTCATTGTGTAAAGACATTCCGACGTTATCGTTTGACCGCCTGTGATTTGTGCGTTCGACATCCAATACGCGTTTTGACCAACCATGACCACAGAACCCGATTGTTGGACGTTGGTTGGCAGCATCCCGCTACGCGTCATCGCCCATTGGAATGCGCGCGTGCCATCGGGCATATCGAACGCACCGGCCGGTGGGCCGTATCGCAACATGACGGTCTGGATGGGCTGGCCGACGAAGCCTTTCATGATGTCCGATGCGCAGCCGGCGAGAGCCGATAGCCCCGCGATCAGGATAAGACGCTTCATTCTGCGAGCCTATAGCAGGCTACGACGCCCCGCAACCGCCAACTATCCCGTCTCGACCCGATCTTTAGAATGCCGCCAGAAGATGGCCCGGATGGAGCCTCCCCGAATGCAATCGAGGACCGCTCTTGTCCCTTTTCATCCTCCCGACACGTCAGGTGTTTACGCCGAATGGCATCCCCATTCCGAACGCGCGGGTTTTTTTCTATAGGTCAGGCACGCTGACGCCCGTGTCCGTTTATGCGGATGCCGGGCTGACGACACCGCTGCCGAACCCCGTGCCGGCTAACAGTGCCGGCCAACTGCCTCCGATCTATCTCCGCTCGGACATGCTTTACCGCATCCGCATCGAGACGAAACTTGGCGTCCTGATCGACGATATCGATTCCTATGGCGAACTGACCGAACTGGCAGCGGCAGGTATCATTGGAGATGGCGTTACGCCGGTCGGCAACGCGCTCGCCGCAGCGGGCGACGCAATTACCTTGCCAAAAGGCACTTACCGCATTTCGAGCAATACCACGTTGCTCGCCAACATAAGCATGCAGCCCGGCGCCGCGTTCACCATCGACGCTGGGGCAACCCTGACGCTGGCAGGCCCCTTCGATGCGCCGATCGCGCAGGTGTTCAAAGGCGCCGGCACTGTCCTGTTCGCCCCCGAAGCCGTTCCGCATGTCTACCCGGAATGGTGGGGCGGCGCGCCGCAGAATGGCGTGGACTATCTGCCGCATTTGAACGCGGCCATGGCTGCGCACCGCAACATCCGCCTCCAACTGTCCGATTATTATATCGCGGACACGTGGCAGATTTCCATTCCCCGCACGAAAGTGATCGGGAGCAGCCTCTATTGGGGCGCGATTGGGCAAGCGACACGCGTCGTGGTCATGAACGGCTCGAATTACGTCATCACGATGGGGCTGAAGGACGCGCCGTTGCTGCCGGGCGGGGCTACGAACATCAATGCTCTGGCCGGCGACATGCGCCTAGAGAATGTCGAGATTACGCGGTCCACGCCGCCGGTGAAGGCCAGCGGGTGCATGGGCGTCATGGTGCAATATTGCCAAGACGCCGTGGTCGAGCGCGTGAAGTGTACGGAACACATGGTCGGCTTCGGGTGGCAGAGCAATGTCAACCTGCGCATGACGGATTGCCGCTCGTACCGCACTGCTGCCGGCACCGGGCCGGACACGGACACCGACTATTGGTATGGCTATCAGCCGATCACCGGGGCGCACCCGCTCACCGCGATCAACAGCAATGCGAGCTGCTGGCTCAACCGCTGCATCGCCGGGTGTTCGCCGGAGCGCACGACGACGGTGGGCCTGTTTTTGGGCGACTTGTTCTGCGACACGTTCGTCGATGAGTTCGAGACGGCCGGTCCGCGCATCGGCATTCGCATTCGCGGCGACGGGGCGGCGACCAACAGTTCGACCACCGCGCAGCGCACCAATGCAAATGTGCGTCTGCACCGCATCGTCATCGATCAGTGCGGCGAGGCAGGCGTGCGGATCGACGATCTGAACCGCTGGGGCTCGGTCCGCATGACCGGCGATTTCTACTGCGGTCCATCGGCCGGCGCGCTTGCCGCAGTTCACATCATGAACTGCAACGGCATGGTCTATGTTGGCCCCGGCGAACTGGCGATGGCCTCGGCTGCAACGACACGCGGCGCGCTGGTGGTCAATTCCCGAAAGGTCACCTTCGACCGCACGCAGGTGATTGAGTGCGGCTATCGCGGGATTGATGTCGGCAACAGCAGCGGCGTCACGGTCTTGGCCGAGTTCACGAACGAAACGTCGCCGATGGACCAAGCGGTCCTGGTCACGGGCACATGCTCGCAACTGGACATTGAGCCCAAGGTAACGGGTGCAGCGGGCAAGTGTGGGGCGGGTATCTCGGTTGAAGGGACCGGCACCACGCGGTCGAAGTTCGAGGTTTCGCAGATCGACAGCACTGTCGCCACTCAGAAGCTGCTCTTCAACGGGGCTGCGGTCACGACGGAGCAGGTGGTGGGCGCGTCCAGTATTGCTCGCGGTAATTTTGCGTGAAGGAACGCCACATGAAGCACGAACCCAAGCCCGCACCGGTTGAGAAGCCGAAGGATGATGTCACCACCAACAGCGGCGGCATCCCGACGCAGCCGCCTCCCAAGGGGCCAAAGTTGCCCGGCGGCGAGGGCTGATGCAGTCGCTGCCCGCCCTGTTCGGCCTCGGTTGCATGGCGTCGATCGCGTTCGGCGCTGCTTCCGATGACGACGACGCGGTCCCGGCAGCTCTACTGCTGACGATCGGGTGGGCAGCGTCGAACTGTGCATGGCTGGCAGACGGGCTGCGATACCTCCCAATGCTGGATGTCGCTCTGACGGCGGCGTTCTTCGCGTCATGGCGCGTCGGGCGACAGGGCTGGCTCTTGTGCCTCTGGCTGCTTGGGGCATCCCAACTCGCGTTCCATGTCGTCTACGCGGTGGGCGGTTCCTACCGCGTCTATGCGTGGGCGCTCAATCTAACTTTTGCGGCGCAGCTCGCGGCCGTCTCTTACCCTGGGGGTCGTGAATATGGAGGCCGTATTTCCGGTGCTGTGCTTCGTGGGTTTCGTCGTTTGGGCTCTGATCCATCCCCCCGCGTGGATGCGTAGGAAATAGCGTGCTGGACCATGACAACCCCGTTGTGCGGTACATGTACATTGCAATGGCGGCGTTCGCAGGCGCCGTCACCGCCTTGTCCATGCAGAAATGGCGGAGCATGACCGCAGCCGAAATCGGCATGGGCGTGTTCGTCGGGTTCACGTTCGCGCTGTTCGTGGCGCCTTGGGCCGTGACCCGCTTCGGCTGGGGCAACGACATGACCGCCGTCTGCATGTTCGTCTACGTCTTTGGGTCGGGCGCCAACATCATGATCCCGCTCGCGATCAAGCGACTTTCGAGCGTCTTCGGAACAGGAGACGAGAAGTGACTGAACTGACCGGAATGTTCATCGCCTGCAATGCAGCCGGCCGAGTGCTGGTGTCGATGCTGATCGCGTACAAGCTGATCCGCTTTCACGACATGCTCAACCCTGCCGAGCGGTTCGGCCTAGGGATCTGCGGGGGGACCGTGTTCCTGACAATTCCGGTGGTGTTCGCGAGCGGCAACTACCGCACGCCGTTCGACGATTGGGCATCAATGCTCTTCACGTTCGGGTTCCTGATCTATCTGGCGAGCCGGACCACACGGCATGTTCGGCATCAACGCAACAACGACCTAGCCGCCAAGGCTGCGCGGCTGCATGCAGAGCGGAGAAGCCGGCCATGATGACCGTCGACGAGTTCATCGCAGACTATATCAAGCGTTGGGAAGGCGGGCTGTCGCTCCATAAGGAGGACGCTGGCAATTATGCGTCCGGCAAGGCTGGGGTCGGTCCGCTGATTGGTTCGAAGTACGGCGTCACGCCGTCGACGCTCGCTAGCCACAGGAAGGTGCCCGCCGCGTCAATCACGCCCGCCCAGATGGCAGCTCTAACGATGGATGAAGCGGTCGCGATCGGGCGCAAAGCCTACTACGACGCCCCGCGGTTCGGGCTGCTGCCTTGGAACCGCATCACCGCGAGCATCGTCGATATGGGCTGGGGTGCTGGTCCTACCCAGGCCATCAAACTGTTGCAGCGAATGATCGGTGTCGCGGATGACGGTAAGCTGGGGCCGAACACCGCGCGGGCTTATGCGACTTGGCTAGAGGCAAGGCAGGCGAAGGAATGGGAGGGCGTGCGCAACGCCTTCTACGATCTGATCATCGACCGGAAGCCCGCAAACGCGAAGTTCCGGAATGGCTGGCGCAACCGGTCAGCCTATTTCACGCCGGACAGCGACTGGTGGGGGAGGTTCGTGGCATGAGCGACCGCCACGCCCTCTTGGCTTTCTCCGCCACGTTGATCGCGATCTGCTACCTAGCCACGATCGCCGCTTGGCTGGCCTACAGTGGCAAGTATGCGGAGGCGCTGGGCTTCGGTGGCCTCACGACCGGCTTGGTGGGTGTCATCGGCACGTTCCGACCGCGGACCAGCGGCGTGTCGGATGAGACCGCCAAGACGCTGACGGACAAGATCCCGCCAGCGACAGGGGAGGCGCAGTGATCGCCCTCGCCACCGCCCTAAACCTAGCCCGCCGCTACTGGTGGCTGCTGGCCATCCTCGGCTTCTCTGCGGTGCTGGGAGGCCTGCTCTACGACAGAATGCAGGTCCGCCACGAACGCGATCAAGCCATCACCGAACGCAACGAAGCGCTGGCCAAGATCGAAACGCTGCAAACGCAGATCATGGCGAACGAGAACGCCGCGATCGAACGCATGGCCGACCAGACCAAGATCGAAAGGGCGAAGAATGAAGTCGTTGCCGAAATCCGGAAAGCGCCGGATGCTGTGCCTGCTGCTGGTGGTGCCCGCGTTCGGCTTAACTGCCTGCGCCTCAAACGCTCCGGGCAAGACACCGCCCGCATTCCCGCCTGCGTCGGACTTGCGAACTGAGGCCAAGCCTGTGCCGACTGCGGCGATAGCCACCAGCGAGGTTGCGGCGGCGGAATATGATGCTTCGGTCGAGGCGTGGGGCGAGCGCGGCTGGGCTGCTGTCGGGCGCATCTGCCGCTGGGTCGCCGCTATGGGCGGGGTTTGTCCGAAGTAGGCGGTAGATATCGCTAGATTGTAGCTACGGACTGGTCAGCCACTCGCTTCCCATCCCGATTTTGCCTCTACTGGCGTGGTCGACGGCAGATGCGGGTTTTGCCCGCCAAGCCTTCCACACTCAGAAGCGCGCATCTACGGGCCATAGCCTTGTCCGCTGTGTCTGTAGCTACATCGCCGTTCGTCATCCGACGATCAGAAGCCTGATGCCGAAGCAGCGCAGGAACATTGCAACCCTACCCCAAATCCCCCCGCATGTGAATCCCCTTTCCTACAGCCGACCAAACGCGGCACACGACCGCCATGCGCCCGAAGTCACACAAATCGACCACGCTCGACGAGCATCTGAACGGCGCCACGCATGTCAGCATCTGGTGCGGATCTTTCAATCATTGCGGGTACGAAGCGACTTGGCTGACATCGCGACTTGTGGAGGCGATGCCGGGCGCCGTCACGGTTGGGGACTTTGAAAGCCGGCTTCGGTGTAGGCGCTGCGGAATTAAGGGGTGGGCTTATATTTCTGCGGCTGGGCGTTAGGCGCGCCAAACAGACGATCCCAATCCGCAATGGCTTCATCGATCGTCAGATAGTCGCCATCCGTCATCGGCTCTTCGTCACAATTATCGGAATGGCAGCCGACCCAGATCATGTGCGGGCCGGCATCGGATGATCCCGGCTGGTTCCCGCAGAACTTGCATGGACGCGCCGCGTCTACCGGGTCTCGATGTGTCATGACGCATCCTTGCATTTTTCCCACAACCTCTCCACCTCCGCGCTCAGGCGGTCTATCTCAAGTTGCTTAGCCTCGATCATATTTGCGGCGTCTGTCAGGAGGACACCCGCCAACGCACCGCAAGGGGTGTACCCGGTCCTGTCGGGGCTATCCGCTAGCCAACGCAGATTATCAGGGACATGCCACTGAAGCCGGTTGGCCTTCGTCTCGCCTGGGCGCATCGGCGGTGGAACAGCACTCGCCTCCACCTCCCCGCCCGTCACAGGATCGCTGGGATGGGTCATGACGGATTGCCGACATAAAGCATGACTGGCGGGTGCCCCATGCCGACAACGCGGAGCATCACCTTAGCGCCGGCAGCGATCGCCTCCATTTCAGCGGGCGTCGGCTCCCATGCGGACACCATGCACGGCAAGTCCCCGGACATTTCATCGCGGATCGGCAGGCCGCAGCACGTACCGCTCGTTTCTGGCGTCCATCCAGCCGGGGCACCAAGAGCGCGAGTGCAGCCTTCAATGCGGGCGGGGATCATTGCGCATTCTTTCAATCACTTGGGCTGTCATCACGTCGAGATATTCGGCCGCATGCCGCGGGGTTGGCCTGTAAAGCTGCATCAGGCCGAAAATTATGCTTTCCAAGACGACCATCGCGTCACTTTCACCACCACTCCCGATGACAATCTGGCCAAGGATTTGCGGTGCGAGGCGGTTATGACTTTCGGTGCTCATCGCGTCTCTCCCGATCAGGTGGTTGCGGACTGCGAGGCCGAGAGGGGTGAGCACCCAACGGCGAGGCGATTTCAGGACCACGGTCAAGCCACGCCGCCGGGTGGACTGTCGGGTCCGGTCCTCTTCGCGATCGGCGCACCACAGCCGACCTCCGCGCCCGACAGCTTTGATAAAGCCAGCCTGCGCCTCCGTCAGCCCCTTCGCGATCGCCGCCACCTCATCGGCGCTGGGCGGGGCGGTCATGACGGGTCCAGCGCGGTAAGATGGCTGCGGACCGGAACAATTTTGAAATTCTGAAGAGCCTGCTCAAGCTGGTACCGGTCCACGAAGAACGCGTTGATATGCGCCTTGGCTGACCGTTCGCTATCGAATGCGATCGGCGTCCAGAACTGACCGCCTGCATTCAAGATGCCGTAAAATGTCCGCTTGTAGACGCTGCTGTCGATCTCCACACCCATCACGCACCCCCTCCGCGCTCGGCGCTGTCGATTGGGGTGGCAGGACGATCCTTGAACGAATAATCCCGAAGCGTCGGCGACCATTCGTGAGCATGTCGCCCGGCGTGGCCCGCGATCCGCACGCACCGATAATCGCGGGTCGGCTCGGGCGGGACGTGCCAGCACAGATCGTCTGCGGGTGTGCTGAAATCTTCGCTCGGCCAGTAGTGCTTTCCAGCCAGTTCGCTCACGCCGCACCCCCTTCCGCGCTCGGTTTGACGGCGGGATCGGAGGCGAGGGCGGCGCGCAAAGCCGCAAAACTTTCACTCGATGCCATTGACGCATTTGGAGACCAGTAATCGCCATAGTCACCGCCGGTGACGAACCGCTCCTGCTCGTGTGCATGTTCGTCTCGGGACACGATAACCGCTCTACCCGCCCCCTCCAACGCACCCACGCGGGCGGTCAGGGTGGCGACTTGGGCCGAGGTCGCCTTCATGCCCGCCTTGAAACCCGCGCGGTCGGCGAGAAGCTGGGGGAGGGAGGCGTAAGGCTGGATGAACCAAGCGTCCTCATCCTCCGCATGGACCGCCTCGGCATCCTTGCGCCGGGCGTACCGTGTGGCGTTCTCGCGGTCGTCCGTCCATGCGCTCCACCCGTCTGCCCACGCCCGATAGCGTTTGCCGTCACCAGACAGGACGATCCAGCCTTGCCCTATGCTAGGTTGGTGCCCCGAAAGGGCTTTATGGGCACACTCAAGCGCATTCTCGCGCTGTTCTTCGAAGAGGTATTTCGTCCGGCCCTCAATCTCCGCAAGCGCCCATTCCAACGCCTCCCGCAGCCCCTCCGCGATGTCGTCCGGGGCGGGGGTGGTGGGGGTGGCGGCAACTTTCGTCACAAGCTGGCCCCCGCTCACTCCTGTTGAGCCGATGGGCCAGTCTCGCGGGTCTTTGGGCAATTCTTCAACGCTGTCACCGAAATGGATCTGCCCCCCCTCGGGGCTAGGCGCGACTATGCCCATCAACACGGCGGCGAGGGCGTCCCTATGCTTGAAGAACGACGGGCTACCCCCGCTGAAGCCGAGTTTCTGAACGGCCCGATCGGCGATGCGGACGATTCCGGGCGTGGGGGTCTGTTCGCTCATGATGCTGTGTCCTGAAGGAGTGGTGCCGAAATCCGGAAGATGACGTTGTTTTCGGCAGTTTTCCGCGGGTTCGAGGTGGTGCTCGCAGCGCCCATAACCGCGGCAATCGAGCGCGCCTGAAACAGCGCGGTCATGCGGGCCAGCTCGCCAGCGACTGTGATGTCAGCCATGCTCGTTCTCCGATTTGTTGGATGAGAGGGCCGCTTGAGCGCGGAGGGCGGCGGCGGTCAGGGCAAGTGCTGGGGTGGCTGCACGAGCAGCGCATTCGACACCGAAGCTGCCGCGAAGGACCCACTGCCAGCGACCCGAATGCCGGTCTTGCGTAGCCATGCGCGTGTGCCAACCTTCCGGCACCAGCGTCAGCGCGGCGTCGAGCGAGGCGGTCCATTCTGAGCAGTCAACCCGATGGGGGACAGCCGCGCCAGAGGGCGTCCAGCGGCGATCCGGCCCATGGACATCGTGGCGCGTGTAGCCGTCTGGCCACCAGCCGATAGCGTCGGCAATGGCAGCATCAAGCCCCCGGTCCGCCCCCTCCGCCCCTTCGACCTTCTCCGCCAGCGCGGTTAGTTGGGTGGGGGTCATGGCCGGTACTCCATCCCGGAGTGCATCGCGGGCTCATGCGTGCAGCTCCACACGGTCAGCGCGGAGAAGGCGGCGAACACAAGGATCACGACGCAGATGTAGATGCGGATCATGGCTTCGCCTCGGGGGCGGAGGGGAGAGGGGCGGCGCGCCAGTATTTTTCGGCTAACCGCTCACCAGCAGCCGCAGCGTCAGTCGGCAGAAGCCACGGCATTTCGTCCAAAATAGAAGTCGCCCAAGCGGTCGCGTCCATCATGTAGGCCGGGAAATGCGGACGGCTGAGGGATCGCTCAATCCCTTCTGCCAAGACCTCAATACGGCCGCGCCCCGCGTCAGGATTACTCGCCACGCTTACCATGCCACGCACTCCTGCTCAGCATAAGCGATTGCGTTGAGGCAAACCTGTTTAGGGTACCCCCGGCGACGCTTGGCGAACTGTTGATGTTCTTTCCGATGCAACGCTCGCATGGCGGCGAGCGCATCCGCTCCCTGGCTATCGTTGTTCTCGCAATGACTATCATAGCAGTCTTTGATGGCTGCATTGTAGGCCACGTCGGATTTCACATCCCCGCTCATGACGCGCGCTCCGGGGTGGGGAGGGCTCTGGGACGAGGTTGCGGCACCCATCCGGCGGCAGCAGCTTGCGGAGCCCACGACAGACCGTACCGAATGCGGCTGACCAGCGCATGGCCAACCGGCAGCATGGACGCGATCAGGTGGTTGCTGTGGCCTTCCTTCAGCTTCTCGACGATGATCCGGATATCCAGATCAGTCAGCTTCGCACGCGGGTTTGCGGTGCCGGCTTGGTTGCCCGTGCGATGCCGTCCGCGCTCCATCTTGTCGCGGTTGTTGTCCGCAACGGTGCCCGACAGGAGGTGGGCCGGATTGCAGCACGGCGGGTTGTCGCAGGTGTGGCGAACCACCAGCCCAATCGGGTCATGCCCAGTCGACAGAGCATAGGCGATCCGGTTGGCGTGCATGTTCACGCCAAGTGCCTTGAACTGCCCGTAGCCCTTGGCAGTGCGCGACCGCGATCCGATCCATGGCCAGCACTCGTCCGAGCCGCGCCGGTCGACGTAGGACCAGAATCGAGTCAGCCGCTCGGCACCAGCTTTCGGCGATGCAAAATAGGGCAAAACGGCATGGTTTTTTGCCGTAACTCGGACATGACTCGGACGCCGCTGAGAAGAAGGCGCGCCAGAAGCCGCTAAGTCATTGATTTGTGGTGCACCGGGAGGAATTCGAATCCCCGACCCCTGCCTTCGGAGAACATCGCTATCATGGAACATCGGCTATTCTCCTAAGGTTTGCCGGCGTTGCGAGCCTTTCGATGGCGCGAGTCGCGGGCTGTGGCACGGACGAAACACGGACAACTTTCTAACCTTATGTTGCGACACCGGAGGGTAGGGGAGATGTCGCAATCAAAAGCTAGAGCATTGGGGATCTCCTGGGTTCGACTGAAAGAACCGTAGTTCGGTATCGACACGATAGACGATATCATCTAAGCGTCAATAGGTGATATCAACAAAATGCAAGGTTGGCGAATTAGATGATATCGGCAACAAGCCCGAGCGTGGGACGCAAGCAGGTAAATTTTGAAGCGATGCCGGGTCGATTCCCGGATGGAACCAAAGCCCGTATCGAGCGGGCCAAGGCACCGGGGGAAAGCTCGTCAGATTTCCTGCGCGCCGCCGTCGAGAATGAATTGCAGCGACGAGAGAAGCCCCAGCATTAACGCCTGTCCTGCGCCGCCAAAGCCCCCTCCAAATGATCTGGGCTATGATGCGCATAGAGCGCCGTTGTCCGCGCGTCCGAGTGGCCCAGCCACCCACCGATCTGCCAGAGAGGAACACCTTTCTGAGCCATCCACGTCCCGCAGGTGTGACGCAGGGTATGCGGCGTCACGTTCAACAAGCCGGCACGGGCCACCGCTTTCCCAAACGACCCATGCTTGCCGTCGCCTATGTCCAGAATCTGTCGACCAGCGTCATTGATGACGAAGCCTAGATCGGAACCTCGCCGTTTTGCGAGCCTTAGAAACAACGCCAGCTTGCGCGGAATCGGAATGTGAGCCCGACGCTTGTTAGTCGTTGGGCCTTCTTGAGCAAAATTGATCCGATTGCGTGTCAAGTCGACCTGATGCCACCGTAGAGACAGGATCGCCCCTTTCCGGGCTCCTGTGTAAAGAGCCAGCACAATAAACAACGGGAGGTATAGCCGGACATCGGATCTAGCGGTGACTGCCTGCCAAAGCAGCGCCGCCGCCTCCGATCGCGTCAGCCACCGATCCTTGCCCTGTGATTTAGCGGGAAGCTCAACATGCACGACACGCGACAACCGCCCCTCGCCATGCGCGTAGTTGATGGCCGCGCGCAGGGTGCCGAGTTCGCGACGAACCGTTGCCGGCGCCCTCCCTCGAAACCGAGCGTAACCCCGGCATGTTTCTTTCGTTACGTCCGCGACAGTGTTGGCTTCCCAATAGCTTAGAAGGGCCGCGATCGCATATCCGATCCTTGCCTTATCGCTGACACCGGGCGCATGTTCCTCTCCATATAGATCCAGCACCTCCGCAACCATTACGTCAGCGGGATCACGCGGCCCAGATGGGCGCTGCTTGCGCTGGCGTTCCTTGATATACTCCGCGAGGATGCTTTCAGCCTCTCGGCCGTCCGACGTGCCAGTAGAGCGGCTTCGCTCCCGGCCATTCTCGTACCAGACGATGTAGAAGCATTTGCGCTTTGGGAGCCATTTGAGCGAGGCCCCGCGGTTCGGTCGGGACATGCCGTTACCTTAGCTTGTTCAATATGTCGTTCAATGTCGGTCGCATCAAACAGAAATGCCTTACCCAGCTTAACAGCCGGAAGGCCATTGGCGCGCATTGTCCGGAGCGTACGCGTGGACGGCAGGCCGTATGTGTCCGCGGCCTGCTCTGCGGTCATAAGTCTACCCATGATCCTCCCCCCGCAGAAAGTCCCGAACGGCGATGCCGGCTTCCGTAAAAGTCCAGTCGCCATGCCCGCCGATAATATGTCGAAACGTGAGGAGCCCCTTTCTCTCCATGGCGCGGGCAACTCGATCATGCGTACTGTGTGGCATTCGGCCGAGCAGACGCGCGCTGGTGTAGACCCGCTTCTGCGCCCCCGTCAGCCCACCCGCCACCTTGGCGATCTCATCCTGGGTCATGATTGCACCTTTAAGGCTTTGGCTGCTTGACGCGCACTGTAAGAGTGCCTCGTGAAAGACCGCTCACTCTTCACAGTGATTGCCAGCGTAGTGATTTCATCATCCTGAGAATGGATCATCTGCAAATCGCGGATCAAGTCTGCTACGGTCATGCCGCCCCTCCCTTAGCCTTGGCGATGGCGGCGCGGGCGAGCGCCAGTAATGCGGCTGGGCTTGCATCGTAAATCAGCGCAGTGCCGGACACATCAATGTCACCAGCCGCCATAGCCTCCAGCGCCTCCAACAAATCCGGCGCGGCCGCGATCAGGCGGGCGTTGGCTTCGGCATCGGGCCCTTGCGCGACCGCCACATAGACACCCTCATTTCTCATTGTACTGCTATCTGGATTCGCGCTGATCAAGCGGCGGAGGCGGCTATCCCCATCGCGAACACACCAAGGCCCCTTCGTATGCTCCATCACTTCCCACCCCCCAAAAGGTTATCCCGCTGCACCTGAGCCGCGTCGCGGAGGCGCTGCTGGCCGGCTTCGTCGAGTTCGCCCATGCGCGAGGCGACGAGGCTGTCCACGTCGGTCACGCGGGTCTTGCGAGCGAGGTGCTGCATGATGTCGGCTTCGGCGTCGTTGGTCGCCTGCGCTTCGCCGCGGTCGGTTTCGGTGGGGTCGGGGGCGAAAGGCTCATCATCGGGCATCGCGGCGATTTCATCGGCCACCGTGCACAGCGCCTGGATCTCTTCCATGATTGGCTTGATCGTGGCGCGCATGGGCTTGTCGGTCGTGCTGTACCAAGCGCGGAATGCATCCGTCCCGCCGCGCGCGATTTCCCGTGCCGTATCCATCGCTTGCTTACGCTTCTGCGCCTCGCCTTGGCCGCTCGCCCATTCCGCCATAGCCCGACCAGTATGTTCGCCCATGGGCCGGGCGGGGTCGAACAGCCCCTTAAACTGGTCGGCGACCTTAATCTGATAGACCGGGCAACCGGGAGCCTTGGGATCGAGAATAACCATCGCGGTCATTTCGAACATCAAGTCTGCGTCCGACGCCGGGTCCCACGGCACGTCCACGCGGCGTGTCTTGGTAGCGCGGGCGTTCGTTGCCTTGTCGCCGTATCCCTTCTGCATAACCGGCTTGGCGCGGGTGCAAATAATGATATCGATCTTGGTCCGCACAATCCGGTCGATCAGTCGTCGATAGCGTGGCTTAACCTCGGACCATGCAAGCTGGCTGAATTTGTCAGGATCGACCGGCGTGGTGTTGTTGTACCGCTGGTTGCGTTGTTCAGCTTTCTGCACCAGCCCATCCAGCGCCTGCGCTTGAAGGTCCAGAACGCCCCCGACGCCCTCCCAAGCATGGCTCATGCTATCGAGGATCAGGACGGGCAGGCCCGCCGCTTCCGCCGCGTCAATGACTGAAATCCACCGCTCCGGAGGGAAGCCGATCATCTCGCCAGAGTCGTCTACCGTCTCGAAATCGAAGTGCATCATTTCCGGGAAAGTGTCGCGGTAATGCAGCGCGCGCTTTCCTTCTGTGTCGACATAGCCGATCGGCGCGCCTTTCTTGCCGGTCTTTGTCTCGGCAAGCCCTCGCGCCATCAAAAGAGCAGTGTACGTTTTGCCCGTGCCGCTGCCGCCGGAAATGCCAACGGTGATGTTCAGGGGCGCGGTTAGTTCCGCGACGGGGACAAAGCGAATAGCCATTACATATTCTCCGCATATTCACGCTCTACCAGCCAAGCCGGGGCGTCGATTTCGTGAAGGCCGACCGGATAGCCGGGCCATTTGTCGGTTCGGATGCACTCAGCCCACATGCGGCGCGCGCGGGCCGCGCGCTGCTGCGCCAGATCCTGAAATTGAGCGGACAACCGGACAATCGTTACCTCGTATGGGGCAGTCTTCTCCTGAAAGATGAACAGGAAGGGGCGGTCTTCGCCGGTGGCAGCGCGCCAGACGGCCCGGTAATGCTCCGCCTGAATGTCGTAGCCATAGGCGAGGATGGCGCGCTGGCAGGCTTCCGGGCTGGCGTCTTCGCACGTTTTGAAATCGTAGATCGGCCCTTCCGGGCTTTCGTCCACGTTGTCGAACATTGCCCGGCACCAAACACCGTCAATCTGAGCCATCTCGACAAGCTCGGATTGCCACGGGAACAAGGCGATGCCGTATTCTCCAAGGCGTTCGTGGGCGACCGCTCGCATAGCTGCGATCTGTTCGCATTCGTCTTCCTTGAGCGGCGTGACGTTGCGCTTGCGGGCATCGGCAATCCATGCCTTGGCCGCTGCGGTCGATGCCGCGCCATTGCTGGCGAGGATATTAGCCGGAATGGCCTCGTAGTCGTCGCCGCAGCCCAGCACTGCGCGGTGCGCCGCTCTCCCGATGTCGAACGTCTTCTTGTCAAGCGACTGCCACGCGGGGTTGAGCCGGGGGCTGGCGTGCCATGCGTGGCGTGGCGACTTCTTGATGAGCAGCTTGGCGAGCGTCGCCGACAAGCTGGGGGCGGGGGCAGAGTCAGCGTGATATTCCGCGCTGGTCAGCCGCTTTATCTCCACCTGCGCGTTCACGACGCCACCACCAGCACGACCCAGATCGCGAGCAGGAGACATGCGATCGACAGCGCACCGCCGGCGATATCGCGCTTCCGCCATTGCGAGCGGAGCGTTGTGAAGCTGTCGTGATCGTGGATCATGACTGCACCGCCAGTTCGCGGCCGCGCTTCAGAGCGGCGAGGACGGCGTGAACGACGATTGCGTCGTCTTTCTCGCCATTTCCGATCTCGCCAGCAGCGATTTGCTCGGCTGATGCGCCCAACCGCGTCAGTGTTTCCGCCGCGATCTCCCGAGCCTCGATCAAATCCGGATCCACCGGCCGCAACTCGGCCATGATGGCGCGGGCTTCGGTAATCTCATCAGTGAAACAGCGGCGGTTGTTCGCGGCCAACCCTTCCACCAACGCCAGCATCCGATCATACAGCGGCTGGGCGGCGGGCTCGGGGACGTTGTCAAGAAACTCTTTGTAGTAGCTTAAGCAATCGCCGGGCTTATGGGGATTGCTGTCCGGCCCTACTTTGAAGATCGGCGACACACGATGTTGAACGTTCTGCGCAACCTCCATATACCAGCGGGGGTCTGCCCCAGAAGTTCCAGCAAGGTTGCAAATAGCGCGATGCATTAGCTCATAGCCGTATGCGAGGCGCTCGACGGATTTACAATCAATAGCCATCACTTATCTCCGCCAACGCGGTGCGCCGGCCTATGTGCGTTGATGAGTTCCAGGTCGCCGGGCTGTTTCGGCGTCGGCTGGAAGATTGGCGTGGGGCGGGTCATGACCCCTCCTTCGCGGCGGGGAGGGTGGTGAGGGCATCAAGCGCAGCTTCAACCGCATCCGATTGCCAGCGCGTCAAAGTGCGTTCACCTTTGAACCCGACAAACGCGCCCGGATCGTAGATGGCCGTGAAGATCGCACTTCGCCGTTCATTACGCGACGCCTCCACATCGCCGCTGTCGACCAGCGCGCGGGCTTGCGAGAGGGGGTTCATTCCCCGAGCGCCTTAGCAATGGCGGCACGGGCGATGCCGGCCGCGTATTCGCCGGCGCGGTTCCAAGCATTATCCATGTTTCGGTCACTGGGCTTGGTTGCCCCCGTCTTAGGCTCAAAAGCTGCGATCAGTTTCAGCGCCTCCAACAAATCCGGTGCGGCAGCGATTAGACGGGTATCCGCGTCAAGCTGCTCGTCGTCGTAGCAGTTGGGAGGCCCCAT